TAAAACATGGATAGGAAAACACAATTTATATTTAGACTTAAATGTATAATAAAAAAATGTAGAGAGAATGGGTTATTTAATATAGCAATTAAACTAAAGGAGAAGTATGACAAAAGAAATGCTCAAAGAAATACTTGAGGATTGGAACAGTTGGAAGTATGACATCATTGAAATGAACAATAGTGAGTGGACACAAAGGGATGAAAGCAAACTACATATGATAGGAGTCATACTTGAAGAGCAACTACAAAAGAAAACAAGTGAGTAGGAAGGTGAGGATAAAGACAGCTATCTATGGTAAGAAAGTATTTCATAATAAAACTGAACTTAGTTATTATAAACATTATAAGAAATTAAATTTAGATAGAAAAATTATTACTGAATTACATAATGCTGTAGGTATTTGTGATGGACATATAAGAAGCGACACAGTACAAGAAGAGTTAAAAGCTTGGCAGTTTTTAATTGATACTGGAATGTGTTGGCAATTAGAAGGTTGGTTTAGTAGACAAGCAAAGAACTTATTACAAGCAGGAGTTTGTAAAGAAAAAATATTAAATTAACTTGACAATAATAAATAGGTGTGATAATAATGAGAACTTTTAAAAAACTAATAGTAAGATTGCGTATGTGGTATGCTGATATGAGAGGACATCATGGTAAAAGATGGGACTATGAGCCTGGAGATTGGTACATGGGCAGACACAATAAAAAAAATAAACATAACAACACAAAGGATTAATTATGGACAATACAAAAGTAAAAAAATATATAGTGATGAGTAAATTTACACATGGTGATAGATTTAATTTAGAAAAACAATTTGTTAACAAGCATAGTGCTGACCATTTTTGTGAGTTGATGACAGAAGAAAAGGACTACGATAACCTTGAGTATTTTTTGTTTGAACAAAGCGTAGCATATAACAATAAGGAAAATGATAATGGCTAAAAGAAAATACAAACGAAAACAAAAAGATGATTGTGATAATTCAGTTTATGTATTTCATAATCAACTATTTAATTTTGATATGTTTATCAATGCGACAAGTGCTGATGAAGCTATGGAAAAGTTTGACCAATGTTGCATGGGTAATAGAAACCAATGGAAAATCTTAGTAGAGATAGGACATCAACCTAATGGTTAAGTTTGATGACAGAGGTACTGCAGACTTGGAGAGAATTATCGAAGAGCAAAAGCTTGAGATAGAAAACCTCCAAGCTGAGGTCAAGTACGAAAGACTGTTAAGAACAAGAGGACACTATAATAATGTTGCAATGACAGAGGAAGAAGAGTATAGAAATGCAGGTATCAGTAAGGAAGACGCTAATAAGCGTTGATTTTCCTAGGTTATTTAACACTTGTGAACAACTAATAAATATGATAGGATTAAAATGCTGACAAAAAGACAACTACAATTATATAATTTTCTTAAAGTTCATTTTAAAAAGAATAAGATAATGCCTACATTTGATGACATACTTTTATTTATGAAGATGAAAAGTAAAGCACAAGCATTTCAAATGTTAGGCTACTTAGAATACAAAGGTTATATTAAAAGGAATCCTCATCATGCAAGGTCAATAGAAATTACAAAGGAGATATAAGGTGACTAAGTTTATTTTAAAGAAGACATACATTGCTATGTATTTAACAGTAGAAGATTACTTTGATGAGGTGACTAATGAAAAGAAAATACAAAAGAAAATTATATTCTCTGATAATGCTAACATCATTACAAGGGAAGTAAAAGAAACAAGAAGTACGATAGAAGAGATAACAGAAAAAGAATACAAAGATAAAATTAAGAAAGCAAATAATAAAAAAGCTAAGTCTGTTTCTTTTAAAGAAGTGGATAAAGAATAATGAGTGGGATAATTAAACAAGACTCAATTAGAAACCCTGCGTTTGGTAATAGAAATTTTAATCTAACACCAGACTTAATTCTGTGGAGGTCTGTTATAGTTAGGACTGTACTTGATGCATTGGATATTGATATTCATGCATGGGGTACAGGAAGACTTGAGATTATTAAACAAGGACATCTTTGGTTTAATACAGACAACAAAGACTTTAACCTAGTATGTGACTATGCTAATCTTCAACCTTATTTTGTATTAAAGATTTACAATAAGATTGTAGAGAAGAATGGTAAGAAATTATTTAAAGGTAAGAACTTAAATAAATTTTTATTAGAATACTTGTGTACTTTTACAGAGGAATATTAATGAAACTAAATAACAATTCTAAGTTTGATATAGACTTAAAGTATGGACAGATAAGAGAGAAGAGAGTAGCAGACTTGCTTGGTAAGGAACAAGTAGAAATAAAAACTGAAAGAAACTGGTGGAGAAAAACTGGAAACATTGCACTTGAATATGAGTATAGAGGTAAGCCATCTGGTATAGATAAGACAGAAGCTAAATGGTGGTTTCATATTTTAGAGTTAGATAAGAAGGAACATTGTATGTTAGTGTTCAGAGTATCAAGACTAAAAAAGATTGTAAAGAAATATAAAAAAACACACACAAAAAACATAGGAGATTATAGAGCAAGTAAATGTGTGGTGCTTCCACTAAAAGAATTGTTTAGTGAAGACTGTATAAAAATATAATTATGAGTAGTAAAGATTTATTAACAGAATACAAACTTACTATAGCTGAATTAACTACAGAAAAAAAAGATGCAGTTGAATTAGTTGCAGTAAAAGATAGTAAGATTAAAAAGATTCTAATACAATTAGAACAAGCAAACTCAGATGTTCAAGCCTTAGGTTCTAAGATTGCTGAACTACAAGAGAAGCTGTCTAAGAAAGAAACTATCAAGAGAACTATTAATAAAAAGATAGATGAAATCTTAGAAAAAAAAGATGAAGAAACAGTTGACAAGGATGATTAATTATGATAAAGATTATTTATGTCAAATAAATTAACAAATACAATGAGGTATAAAAAATGGCACAAGTAGAAGGCACAGCGTACTGGGCTTCTTTAACAAGACCCAATGAAAAGTTCGAACCAATGTGGAGAATTGACTTAGCAGTTGATGATAACACAGCAACAGACCTAGCTAAAGAAGGTATTACTTTAGGCGAAACAGTTATTGATGGCAACACTATCAAGAATGTTATTAAGTTTAAAAGAAAAGTTTCTAAAGCAAATGGTGACAAGAATCAGCCACCATCAATTGTTGATGGACAGAAGCTACCACTAGATAAAATAGTTGGTAATGGTTCTAAGGTTGTAGTAATGTATAAATCTTATGACTGGAATTACAAAGGTAAGACTGGCGTAGGCTTAGATTTACAAGCAGTTCAAGTTAAGAATCTAGTAGAGTACACACCTAAGGAAGACTTCGATATAGTTACACCAACAGAATCTGGTGTTGATATTAAAGAAGACTTCTAGTTACAACTAGCCATAAGTCTAATGGCAGTTTCATTATACTTATCTCCTGGGGAGAGTCGGCTAAAACTGGCTCTCCTTTTTTATGCAAACAACAATTACAAAGGGCGACTATGGAAGAAATAAATAATGGATTTGTAAAGTTTCATTTACCCTGTCCACTATGTTCAAGTAGTGATGCAGTATCTGTAAACAAAGATAACTCAGCTTATTGTTTTTCATGTCAACAATATATAAAGGAATACGATATGGAAGTTACAGAGGTTACAACAAATGGTGCTAACGAATACGAAGTAAAAGATTTCTTAAAAGAATCTGACTACGCAGAAATAATAGATAGAAATATAAAAGAACATAGCTGTAAACGATATGGCGTTTCAGTTAAGATGGATAGTATGGGTAGTATTACTCATCATTACTATCCTTACCATGATAAACAAGGTGCAAAGGTTGCAACTAAAACAAGATACACTAAGCTAAAAGAATTTAGTATTCAAGGTAATACTAAAAACTCTGGATTGTTTGGTGAACATTTGTTTAAAAGAAATAAATACATTATCATTACTGAAGGTGAGTTAGATTGTTTATCAGCTTATCAAATGTTTAAGACTGAGAAGTATGAAACACCAGTAGTAAGTATTAAGAATGGGATTACTTCAGCAGTCAAAGATATTAAGACAAGTTTGGAATGGTTAGAAACTAATTTTGATAATGTCATTTTAAATTTTGATAATGATAAGCATGGTATTGAAGGTGCTTCAAAGGTAGCAGAGTTATTCTCTCCAGGAAAATGTAAAATCATGCACTTACCTGAAGGATTTAAAGATGCTTCAGATTGTTTAACTAAAAATAATATACAGATATATACTAAAGCTTTCTGGGATGCAAAGTTATATGCACCAGATGGTATCATTAATGCTAATGTTTTATTTGATGACATAGCAAAACCTATATCAAAAGCATTTGTTCAATATCCATTTGAGGGTATGAATAAAATTACTTATGGAATAAGACCTGCTGAATTAGTTACGTTTACTGCAGGGTCTGGTCTAGGTAAAACACAAGTGATGAGAGAAGTAGTTCATCATATGATTAGAACAACTGAAGATAATATTGGTTTGTTAATGTTAGAAGAAACACCAGTCATTACTTCTAAAGGTTTAATGAGTGTTGAAGCAAATCAAAGATTACATTTACCAGATGTTCATGTAAGCAAAGAAGAATTAAAAACTTACTTTGATGCAACAGTAGGTACTGGTAGAGTATTTATGTTTGACCACTTTGGTTCTAATTCAATTGACAATATCATTTCAAGAGTAAGATACTTAGCTAAAGGTTTAGATTGTAAGTATGTTGTGATTGACCATGTTAGTATCATTGTATCAGACCAACAACATGGTGATGAGAGAAGAGCCTTAGATGAAATTATGACTAGACTTAGAACACTTGTACAAGAAACAGGTATTGCTTTGGTAGTTGTATCTCACTTAAGAAGACCAGAAGGTAAAGGACATGAAGAGGGTGCAGCAACTTCACTATCACAACTTAGAGGGTCGGCAAGTATAGGACAGCTAAGTGACATGGTTATAGGATTGGAACGTGATGCTCAAAATGATGACCCTATTGTTAGGAATACAACAAGAGTTAGGGTACTTAAGAATAGATTTTCTGGTACTACTGGTCCTTGTTGTGACTTATTATATGACGCTGATACTGGTAGATTAACTGAGGTGAAAATAGATGACCTTTAATCAGGTAGTCTTCGATGTTGAAACAACGATGACTGCCGATAAAGTATGGTGCATTGTTTGTAAACATGAAGATACTTATTATCAATTTACTGATGGTAAAAATCTTCATAGGTTCGAAGACTTTGCAAAACAAACTAAAGAATTTATAGGACACAATATCATAGGCTTTGATATACCTGTTCTTAATAAATTTTTTGGTAAAGACTTGTTTAAAAATTGTAAGATAACTGATACCTTAGTTCTTTCAAGATTATTTAATCCTATATTAGATGGTGGACATTCACTAAAAAATTGGGGCTTAAAGTTTGGAGGTCAAGGTAAAATTCCGTTTGAACAATTTGATTATCTTAGTGATGATATGTTAACTTACTGTAGAAATGATGTAGCTTTAACAGAAAAGTTATATAAGTTTCTATTTAAAAAGATGACTGACTTTGGTCAATCAATAGAGTTAGAACATAAAACTGCAGAGATAATTCAAAGACAACATGAGTCAGGATTTAAACTTGATATAGTAGAAGCTTATAGTTTACAAGCTAAGTTTCAAGAAGACATGAATGACTTGACTACGACTGTAAGAAAAACTTTTCCTCCATTAAAAATAGAAGAAGAGTTTATTCCTAAGTCTAATAACAAAGCAAGAGGATATGTTAAGGGAGTTCCCTTTACTAAAGTTAAGTTCAAGGAATTTAATTTAGGTTCAAGACAACAGATAGCTGAACGATTGATGTTACTTGGGTGGAAGCCTAAGAAGAAAACAGATAAAGGTCATGTTATT